TTAATAACCATCCGATCCCACGGCGTGGGGCATGGATGGGGCAAACTCACTCAATTTCTGGTTGAGGATGAGTACCTGGTCCTGGTTATTTTCAGCCATCCAGGATCCGTACACCCGGTAAACCATTTGCGCGTCGGTGTGGCCCATTTGCTTCGCGATGAAGTTCGGGTTGGCACCGGCAGCTAACGACCAGCATGCATACGTGTGCCGGGACTGGTATGCTCTGCGATAGCGAATCCCGGCGCGTCGCATTGCCGCTTCCCACGACTGGTTAATCGACCCCACTGCGTAATGATGCCCGGCACGGCCATTACGTGATGCGATCTGCGGGTTGAACACAAACGTGCATGGATGCACATCGGTACGGCCATACTCGCGCAGTTTCACCTCAACCTGATACTGCTTACCAAGGCGTGTTAACTCGGCCTGGCTCTTCAGCACGTCGATCGCTGGCTGAATGAGGTTGATGATACGGTCCGTCCCGGCCTCTGTTTTCGGAAGGGTGAACTCCTTCGTTAACGTGTGGTTCCGGCGGATCATCATCGTACCCGCTTTCAGGTCGATATCTTCCCAGGCCAGCGACACAAGTTCTCCGTGGCGCACGCCGGTGTAGACGGCAAGAGACCACATGTTTTTCAGTTGCTGGTGGGCGCAGGCGTTAATCAACCTGACAAACTCATCGCGCGTCAGCGGGTCAGGCTCGCATCGTGACCGCTTAAGCATGGCGATCCCGGTGAACGGATTCACCCGTACATAACCGCTATCAGCGGCAAACTTAAACATCCCGCCCATGGTCTTCATGTAGTTGTTGACCGTTCTGACTGAGCGGCCTTTAACCGGCGTTTTCTGTCCTGTCTTCAGGGTGTGATAACCGGTCAGCAATTCCTTCCTGATAAACAGCAGGTCTTCCTGTGTCACCGCAGAAACAAGCCTGTCCCCACCAATCCTTGGCACCATGTTGCGCGCTATAGATGAATAGCGTGACATCGCATTGGTGCTGATCTCCATGCGCTTCAGCTCAAGCCACTTGTTCGCCAGTTCGAGCACGGTGATCTCTTTGCTCTCCACCCCAAACCTTCTCAGGTTCGGTGAATCAGGGAACTGGGCCGCATAATTGAAATTGCCGGTCTTTATCGCGAAGCACACTGACGCGCGCAGCTCGCCAGCGACCTTTCTGTTTTTTGGTGTATCCGGCACTCCGAGGCTTTCACGCACCCGGCTGCCTTTATAGATGAACCATATGCGGAGCGTACCGCCATGGTTCTCCACGCCTGTTGGGTATGCTGACTTAGCCATTATTCCCTCCTGACGTCCAAGAGCCTGCTAAGCATAAACGGATCTTCATTGGCGCGCACCCGGCTGTTTCTTTGACATGCTCTCAACCCACTGGTCGACAGCCTTTCGGTTGTACATGCATTCGCTGTTTTTCTTCGGCACGCCGTCCGGTGAGACGTGAAGGTATTCCCGTCCTACCATCCAGCATTTTTTGCGGGCCCGCTCGATAGTGCCCGGGCGAAGGCCGGTAATCTCGACGAGCTTTTCTTCGGTTACCCAGTCGTTGGGCACGATTAAGGTCATTTCGCTCATGGGTTTCTCCAGGCAAAAAAGAACCCGGCGCGGGGCCGGGCAAAAGGGATCACGAGGTGGCGCTTTCGCGCCCAATAGCCAGCTCATAACTGGCTATCAGTTGCGTCATTCGTCTTCCTGCACCAGAACAGTGTCATCTGGAACCTGAATGGTAAGGACGACGCTATAGCCTTTCTCGTGCGTGCTGAACGATGTTTCCCACTTTGGGATCGGGACATCTTCATCAATCTGACAGACGCCGATAGACCAACATCCGCTATCGGTGTAAGTGGCGATGACTTGCATTTCGCCTTCAGCTGATTTCAGGTGATAAATTCCTGGGTGGCTGTAACAGCCAATCTCCTCTCGAATGGCACCTTCGCACTCGAAAAGGTCGTCACTTGCGCCATAAAAACGTAATTCCTTCATAATCTCTCCTCATGCCGCTCGCGGGGCTATAGGCTACTCTGATGCAATAAAAAACCGCCAGGAGGCGGTTAGTTGAAAGGGTTATCCTGTCTAAGGATGAGCCCTTTTGACTGTAATTGATGTTGGTACAGTCGTATTGTGGCCATAGATTCTTCCGCTGACACTTACAACCCAGAAATCCTCTTCCTTTCCACCATCATTAAGCGTAATGACATCATGTATTTCCGGCTCATCATCAAGATCAAAAGTCTTAACAATACCGGTCTCCTGAAACTTCACATCAATTAGCATTCCTTTCCCCTTATCGTATTTAATCAAATAGATAATTAACATAATTGATGCGCTTATGTACAACTATCAGACGCCATCCTGAACATTGGCTGACTCCTGCATCATGAGGAATACTGTCATGGCGGCGCGAAGCGGGTTATCATCATGACTGTAATCATCCGGACAGTATTTCCACTCCCAACAACCTTCTTCAAGTTCTCCATTGGCCCACGCGCACCATTGCTTTTCTTCTGTCATCCACATAATGCTGATTTTGTTTTCAGCGATAATAGGCCACGCGTCTGCCGGATTGTTGCAGTAATCGGGCAGTTTGACGGTATTTTTGCCTTGCACCCCGTGATTAAAAAACCATGATGGACTTTCATCGGTTGGTTCAAGTAACCAGTCGCCATTGATAGCAATTTCTGCAACAGCTTTATTAATCTCAAAGTCACTCAGTTTGCAGTAGTCCATCACATTCCCCTCTGCTTATTCCTCAATTCGATGACGCTCTGGCACTCCGCGCATGTCTGGCAGCCGGGAACGGCAGCGCGTCGCGGCTCGGGAATTGGTTCGCCGCATTCTTCACAACGCTCAGCTGATACGTCGTTACGGTTCACTCGGTGAGCGGAAAGGGCAGCGTTACGCTGAAGCTCTTCAATCTCTGCTGCGGTATCGATGATATCGGCCATGGTCAATGCTCCCGGAACTGTCCGTTAATTCGGTTGAATGTGAATGCCAGCAATAAAAAAGGAGCCTTAAGCTCCTGGGTGATTAGTTCCTTCATGCTGAACCGCCTTCATTCTTCTCGGCTTCGACAGCCATATTTTCAAGCCGTCGAGATAGCTCGGCGGCCAGCGTCTGGAATTCTTTCTCGGTCGCCACCGGGATCGGCACAAAGCGAATCCCGATGTGCGCCAGGTGGTTGGCAATTTCGAGGCTTTTCCTCAAATCAACGGGTGCGGCTCTGTTCATGCCGCACCGCCAACGTGCCGCAGCCAGATGCAAACCGCGCCATCTTCCGTGTCGTGAATTGAACCGACAAACCAACCATCGCCGGCGGGTGTTTCTGGCTGCCACGCTGAAATGTCATAACCGTCAACCTCGGGATCGAAGTCATCCTCATCGCGGTACTCTACTTTCCACTCAAGGCCGTTCTTATCCAGCCAGGCGTTAAATTCATCAGGTGAGATAGACTCACGCCCATCGCAAAATTCATCGTAAAGCGGATGAGTCCAGTAACCGTATTGGTCGCGTTCGACGGGAAGCGCTTTAAATTCTGTTGTCATTGTTCTACTCCGAAGCGGCGATTAAGCCGCCCTGTGTATACGACGAACTCCAGGAGGCTAACTCCCAGAGCTTCAATTTTCTTGTGATGCTTGTTTATGATGGGAGGCACCGTTTCGCTCCAGTTTGGCTTTGGCTTCTTGCGCATGGCCTGCTGTATTTCCTCGGTGCAGCGGCGGCAGGCTGCGCGGATGGCGTTGTCTGTTTCTGGCGTCATGCGGCCTCCGTTTTCACGACGTCGATGGCGCAGCCGGGTAGCAATTCAACCGCGGAGGTGGCGCACTGATTTCCCCAGTGATGCCAGCCTAGAGCCGCGCTGCGGCTAAAAAGCTCAATCCGCGGCACATCTCCGTAGAGCAGTTCCAGGCGGTGGCGAACTTCCCACGGCTTTTCGCTGTGCGCACCGAGCGGGCTATATACCACCTGCTTAATTCCGGCGTGCTTACGTTCCAGCCCAGCGCCGCGGGTGGCAATCAACAGGTCTTCGGTATTGGCCCGGGTGTGGTTGCCGCCGTTCATGCGCGTCTCGGCGTTAAGCAGATCGAGGAAGTCGTAAAAGTCGGTGACTTCACCCTCGGCCAGCGCCTTGTTGATGCGCAGCTCGGCGTTCTGATTCAGCTTCACCCAGGTAAAGCCCTTCATCGTGCGAACGGTAAATCCCCAGGCCTCGGCCAGTTCGATAGCCTCCTGGTTATGCGTGCCGGTGTACCACATCGCCAGCACTGCATTTTCGGCAGCAAGTTCCCATACCGGAAGGCGCTTGATGTCGATTAACTTCATGGTGGAGTAGTGGTCGGCAGCGGCCCCGTTACTGATGGTGTTTCCGTAAGACCATGGTGGATCGACATACAGAAGTGAGTATTTCGCTGTCATGCCGCCTCCTGCCTTTCCCGATATTCCTCAGCGAGTCTCTGCGCCTTTAATGGATTGCTGACCACTTCACCCCATGGCATTAGCCAGCCGTTACCAATGAAGGGAAGGCACAGAGTGCCAACCCTGATGTCGTCGTGAGCGTGAGTCATAGGATGGACTCCATTTCGTCGATGTAGAGGCCCTGAGCAATCAGGCGTCGTCGGCGGGCGGCACGCGCTATGCACTCCTGCCGTCTACCTTCCTGCGATTGCTCAATGGCGCGCCGGGTGAACAGCCGTGATTTGCCTTGCGGCGTTACAACCTTTGGCTTCGTGACCAAGTCGAAAGTCCGGTCGCAGATGCCGTCCTCATTGAGCCATTTTTCCGACTCAACTATCTGCGCTATCTGTCCGGAGCCGCGGGTAATGCCGTTGGCGACCCGGTTAAACTCAATGAGCGATACGCCAAATTTCTCAGCGATTTCGCTACCGGTCACCGGGCGGCCGCGCGTCTGAATCATCCAGATAACGCGCTCACGCAGACCGGAGAATTGCCCGGTTCGCCCGGGCCTGCGGTAGAAGGGTGTGCGTTTCATTCGAGCTCCAGAATGCGGCGCTTCGTGTCCGCAACAAGTTCGAGGAAGTCTTTTCTGCGCGCTTGCAGCCGGGCTATTTCTGATTCACATTCGGCGGCTGTAAGGCGATAGACGATGAGCTGCTTACCGTCCGGGAAGTCTGAGCAGTAGCTGATGAAGTCCACCCAATCCCTGCCAGAGCAATCAAGGTGACCGACCAACTGCCATCTATATGCCGGATCGAAGGAACCGCGGGTGAGGGTGGAGTAGTGAGTGGCGGCAATGACCGACTTAATCTCAACGAGCCCGTCCTGGCCAACGAGGCCATCGGGGCTGTCACCGTAAGTTTCGTGATCAAAGAACCCGCCGTTATCCACGTCGACGAAGTTCATCTCTTCGTAAAGCATGCGGGCAATAGGTTCCTGTTCGTGCCCGCGCTCCATGTGGTCGTTTGAGAAGCCAAACTCAGACTTGCACCCCTTAATCTGCTCAAGTGCCAACTGAAGGGCATAACGCTTGGCTGGTTCACCAAACGCCTTTCCATCGTTAGCCATAATCAGGCCGAAATTTGACGCGGTGGCCTTACCCAGGCGAAGAGTGTCCCACTCTTCACCGTTTTGCTCGACGTCGTGCCAGATCATGATAAACACTCCTGCTCAAGCTGGCGGCGATGTTCTGGAGAAATGTCCATTCTCGCCAGCACTGCATCAAGGTTGCCATCGCGCTTAAAGGCGGCCTTAGCGTTATTCCATGCCTGCGTTTTTTCCGGCGAAAGCACCGGCTTTGTAACTCGCGCCGG